GTACTGTAATATCAGACGACACCGGGCTGACTTCAAGATTTTTCTTGAAATCAGTGTGTATAGTAATCTTTTTAGATTTTGGTGTTAATAAATTTACTACCATATTAGGAAACCGATATATCGCCTCTTCTTGTAAAGTTTTCTCGACTCATAGCTAAGTGAATAAAGCCAGGATAAAACCCTCTTCCAGTTATGCCTTTTCTTCTAGCCATTTGTGCCATTTCTATTAATGCTTCCCTATTGCTAGAGCTTCCGTATCTTCCTCCAGACCATGATATATCTGCGGCTATAAATCTAGTATGGTTAGATCCATTTGCCCCACCTACAAATTCATTATAAGCATTATTTCTATATCCACTATTTAAAAAAACCTTACCACTAACAAGGCCAGTGTTTTTAGCATCTTTTATTAATCTCATTAATAAACATCTAAAATCAGGATCCATTCTATCCCAGCCTTCGTTGTTTGGTCTCATAAGTGGATGTGTTACCCATCTAGCTCCTATAATGTCGATATATTCACTTCCACCATCTAATAACGTCTGCCAAGAAGGTAAGTCTCTTCTTTCGTCATCATTTATAGGAGGTACATCTCCAGCTAATTCCCATCTAATTCTTTCATTATTTATTATAGGAGCGGCGGTCTCAGGAGGAAATCTTATACCTCCGGCGTCAACTACTCTACCAGTTACTCTATTTCCGGCTAATTCAAGGTTTCTCGCTATGTTCTGAAAATTGTCAGCAAAATCATCTAATGGATTTTTTAAAGAATTAATTAAACCTTCTATTCCAGAAGCAAAGCCGCATAACCTCATAATCAAAAACTGAATTTCTTCTATGTTTGGGTTTTCAAATAAACCTACAGCATAATCAATAAGTCCTCTAACCTTTCCTAAGATTTTTTCCATGTTTTCTTTTGTGAAAGTAGAAGCAATTCGCTCTTTTAATTTAGTGATTCTTCTTCCTATACCATTTCTCACAAAAGTTTGAATTTGACTTATGATCTGGCCAGGATCAAAATTTTCTATAGCACTCTTGACTTTATTAATAACGCCTTCAACAGTTTTAACGATTTTTTCTTTAATAGCTTCAATAAGAGCTTGTACTTTTATTTTTTCGAATAAAGCTTTAATTGGATCTTCAATATTTTTAATTTTGTTAATAAAAGATAGAGCGTCTTTAATAAGACCTTCTACTTTTCCTATAAGATTGAAAAAACCTCCAATGGCACCAAATATATTTGGAAAAAGAGAACAGAACCCGCCCATAACACTCTTCGAAAAGCTTCCAGTATAAAAAGCTTCAAGTTGTTCTAAACAGCTTGTTGGACTTGAATTACAAAAGTTTATAACAGATGTTGGGTTGTAATAAAAATCTTGCATAAACTGCGTAAATTCAAAAGGAGTAATTTGAGTTCCTTCTTGAAGTCTTGCTGAAAGAACTGGATAGCTTGGAAGAAGTTCAAGGACATAAGGCCTTTTTAAAAACTCATTAATCTGGTCAACTGATTGATAAACCACTTCATTGCCATATGTATTAACTGCTTTAGTTAAAGGATTTGTTGAAACTTCTTGAGCAATAGTATTTCTAAACTGTTGATCAAAGAATTCAATTGTGCCAATAGTATACTCTCCTCTACCATTTGTGTAAGGTAGAGTAGGTAAAATTTCCTGATAACGATCAGGGTTTAAACAAGGATCTAAATGTGGTATACTAGTCATAGTTTTTTTCCTTACGCTTCTAAATCGTTAATTCCTATACCAGGAATAACAGTTCTGCCTTCTCCTCCAAAGGCGTCTAATGGATCATCAGCGCTTATAGGATTTGTAGCTGAAACCGTTTGTGCCAAAACAGTTTCTTCGTCTGCTGCATCCTGTAGAGAATTATAATTTCCTCTAATTTGCTGTAGTACATTTTCATATTCTGTAACAGATACTCTTGCTGAATTGTATGCACCAGCTACCCTTCCTTCATATTGGCTTTGTCCTCGACGCGCACCAGTTACAAGAGGAAGACCTGCCCAGACACCAGCTACTCTATTCGCAAAAGTTGCTAACTCAAGGGATCCTGCGAGGAATTGGTCTAAGCCTTTTTCTCTGAGCAACACGATAGCCATTTTATCTTGGTTTGGACCATTAAACAAATCACTCGCGCTAAGGCCTGCTTTTTCATACAGTCCTTGTGCACCGGCCGGCCTTGGTCTTGGCCAACCTGTTTGTCCTCTTTGTCCGTTATTCCATCCTCTGAGAGTGTCTTCTACAATTTGGTACATGCCCATAGCTTCAGAATCAACCCTATGATCAATGCTATCTTGGAAATCAAGCACTTCTTGAATAGTCATCTCAACTAAAGGCTTAGGAGGTGATATGCCAGCTTGTGTGATACCACCATACACAGTATTATATCCACGACCGTTTGTTTCAGCTCTGTTGATAAGTTGTAGAAGAGGTGTAACAGCTGTTTGAGTAACTGGGCTTGCATCGCCAAGAGGAGCTGTAGAACCACCTGCTCCGCCACTTGTTCCGCCACCAGCGCCACCGCCAACATTTTCTCCTCTATAATCACCAGAAGTGGCGCCGCCACCACCACCTGCGGATGGATTGTCTGCAGGTATTACTGAAGTAGATTTTGGAGGAGGTTCTGGTAGTTCAGGTTGTCCAGCTGAAATGGATGCTTCTGCAGTAACCGCATCTCCGGCCGCTGAAGCTGCGTCAGCCTCTCCATTAGCCATACTAATTATGTCGTCAATAGCAACAGTTGGCCCATATACGCTCAACTTACCACCAGATCCTATCTGCAGTTTTGCTGTGCCATATAGATTTGCATCACTTTCGCCTAGTATATACAATTCGTCGGCTTTAATATTCATTTCGCCAAGTGCATGAATGTTCATGTCAGAGTTAGCTCTAATGTTTACGTCTGTAATTCCGAATACATTAATATTGTTGGCTCTAATATTCATATTGGCTGAGGATTCCATCCAAAAACGAGGAGCCTTTCCATACCAACCAATACCAGCCTCCGTTTGTAGTTCCTTTGCAGCATGAATTGATAATGTACCAACATTAGCTTGAATCTTAACATCAGCAGCTCTCATTTGAACTTGCTCTGAAGCATTAAAATTCATTTGACCACCGACAGCTAAGATATGATTGCCATGAACAATAGTCTCAAGATCCCCTTCAATTTCTTCTGTCTTGTTTCCTCTCACATAAACATGGCTGTTACCCATGATAGTAACAATGCTAGGGCCGCCGACATATACGTTTTGTCTTTCATCGGTAATATCATAACTATCGCCGGTAGAGTGATGAGTAGTAGTACCACTGCTGCTTATGTTAATATAAGACCCAGAAGAGTGAGTAATCATAATTCTCTCAGCGCCAGGACTATCATCTAATTCTATAGTATGATTAGCAGTTTGGAAAACTCTATTGCATAGATATTGCGCATCATAACCCACTGGAGGTTCTTCGAAAGTTGATTCTTCAGTACCACCCACTCTTACATTTCTTACTCTAAGAGTTTCTATTTCTAAAAGCATAGTATTAATAAGATCTTCAGCACGAGCTAATCTAGACATCGCTGGTTGCCCAAAATCTTCTGGCATAGATCCTCTAGATGTTATCCTTGCCGGTGGACCAGATCCTCCATTTGGAGTTCTGAGTGATCCATATCCATTTGCTTCAGGATTTGGTGGTTCAATGTGGGGAGTCGGTATTAAACCTAAAATCATGGGCTGTTGAGCATCTCTGCCATCAGCAAAGAAACCAAACACCCAACTGTTTTCAGCTGGTAAACCTAAAAGAGGAGTACCATTGGGATCATAGTCTCCTTTGATTACGATAGCCCAAGGAAGATCTTCTGTTGGTATATCATCGTTTAAACCGTGTATACCAAAAGCACGCACTTGAACACGACCCGAATATGTCGGATCACTGACGTTCTCAACTACTCCTATAAAAAATAAAGGATTTTTAATGCCTAATCCGTGTTCAAACATAATTATGTACCACTCCAATCAAATTTAACGAGTATCATAGCAGCTCTTACGACATCGCTATTGCTTACGGTATGAGTTATAGATTTTACCAAATATCTTCCTGACAGGTGATCGTTTAAAACAGCTCCAGAGTTAGAGCTTAAATTCTTAATATCTAAATTGACAATGTGTCCTGGTCTTACATCAAGTCTACCTTTAAAAGAAGCTTGAATCATAGTATTATTTAAGTGATGGTAATAAGAAACTCTATTCGCAATAATACTGGGCCCATAACTATCAGGTGATAGTATTGTTGGAAGATCTCCTGCCCCAGAGTAATCTTTAAAAACTAAGAATTGTCTTGCGTTTTCTTCTGTAAAAGTTGATCTTCTAAACTCTGGTGTGTGAGGATTATCTGAAAGATTTCTTGGATTGCCTGACATATCTATGTATCTAGCATCTGTAGAATAATCAAATTTAAGATAATTCAATTTTCCTCGTATGAAATCTATCTCAGTTACCGTTGTTCTATATGAGCCAGAAAATATATCTGTAGCGACATCAATACCTTTATTAAGAATTCTTAAATCTTCAATTCTATTAATTTGATCATAAGGCTTTGCAGGATCTATAGAAGCTGCTGGACCGTAGAAGAAATCTAAAACTCTGTTTTCTTCTATTTCTTTAATAAAAAATTCGTCTGTTACGAAGTAGAAGTTTTCAAGTGTTTCAAAAAATCTAAAAGTTTGTGAAGGACTATCGTTGCCGGCATAAGATCTTGAAGCCAAAAACCTCATTGTTTCAGTAGGAGTAAAATACGGAATACAGGTTTTTAATCTATTACCAGTAGTTTGAATGTAAAAGCTTCTGTTGTTTTCATTTGTTACTGGGTATCTTAATGTGCCAAACGGGAGCTGTCTAGCACCTCTAGAACGTGGGTCTCTGTCAGTAGATATTCCATTGCCAAGCCTTGAAAAATAAGTATCAAAAACTTGTCTTGCAATTTCTTGAGGTGTATCTCGATAAGACTTAGTAATTCTTCTTTTACTTGCTTCGTAAGTTAAGAGAGATACAAAGTGAATTCTATACAAAACACCGTTATTACTTTCTATTGGAACAATATCTGTTATTTTATATACGTGTGCTTTTAATTCAACGTTGGTACCAATATCGTGGCAAGTGATTGATAGATCTAAAGTTTCTTCAGATCTTAAAGGAAAATCTCCTAATACCCCAATAGTATCTTCAATTTCTAACATACCGTCATAAGCAACCATATCCATAGACTGCATGATTTCCCAACCAACAATAATGTTTGCTATATCCTGTGACCCGCCCGAAGCGCCTGTAATTACAGCCGACTCTATAGTAAATGTTGACGGGTTAAATTCACCTGCAGTAGTCATTAGTTACTTCTTATTTTTCGAATAAATTCTTTATTAATTTGAGGTATGAAGTTTCTATCAATCAAAAATATTTCTCTTTTGTTTTCGTTTAAAGCATATTCTTGATCGTAGATTCTCCAAGGCTTCCATTCATCTGGAATAAGACGCTTAATAATAATCTTACGTCCCTTTTCGGTGCGAAGAATAACGCGATTTTCTTTGCGAAGATAAATTGTTTGGAAAGAGTCTGGAGTTAATTTGATAATATCTACGGACATTTATTAAATCTCTCTATAATAGTAAACGATATTTTCATCATTATCTTCACGAGTCCACTCAACAACATCGTCTCCAACTAAGCCTGAAGCTTCTCCGTATTTTTCTATTAAATAATTGTTAAAGTCTCTTTCAGCCATTGGCCATTCGTGATAAGGATCAATGATATTATTCGAGATATAAACTAGCCAAGTGTAATCCGGTGAGCCATAATAGAAGTTTGCTATATCTTCCGGTCTTTGACCTTCTTTAACTGTGTATGGCATATAAAGTAAAGGATTAGACGTAACCAGTTTTACAAACTGGTTTCTACGTGTAATGTCTTTTACTTCACGCCCTTCGTACGTTATCGTTGGAAAGTTATCAAAATATTTTACCATGCATTCCTCTTATCTTCCTGCGCCTGGACCATTCGGATCCAAAGTTAACTCTCTAGAAGTTTCAGTTAGATAATCATCAGAAGTTTCAATTTCAAGTTCTGTTAATTGAAGAGATAAATTCACTCCTGCTGGTCTACCACCTTTCATGAAAGACATGTTTCCACCGGCACCATAATCTACAGAAAAGTTCGTAACCATTGCAGGCTTGAATCTCATATAATCTTCACGGTTTATACCGATCAAACGAGTTTCAACTACAGATGGATAATTAAGATATACTTTACTGATTCCTCCAATGTCTTGAGTAGTTGGAAGAACTCTTCTTTTAAATGTGTTTATAATCTGTCGGATTCTATCTGAGTCTTGTTGATTAGATGGATATAAATCCCAATTGAATTGGTGTGTTCTTAGATTAACACCTTCAAAGGCTAATGTTTCACGAGGGTTTACTGCTTGTCCAGTCGAGGTATTAATCGTTCTTTGGATGTCTCCAGAAAGCCTAGATCTTAATAAGTAAGCTGCAGCTTGGGCCGCATCAGAAGCACTAGTTCCAAGCACTCTTTGAACAAACCCAGATAAGTTTTCTCCATTTCCGCTTCCAACCCATCTAGCTATATCAGCACCCATGCTTTGAATTACAGAAGGAATCTCAGAAACCGTTACGTTACTACCGCTTGTGTTTATATAATTGTTAATACCATTCGCAATTTGTTCGGTTACCATATCTCGTTCAAAGTTATTCATTCTAAGACTCGTAGAATCCACTAGTTGTTTTGGGAAAGGTAGCTCAACAGAGTTTGAGCTTCTTAATCCTACAGCAGAAGATCTATTTGAAAATCCTCTATTGCCTTGCAGCAATTGAGCAAATCCTCCTCCAGCGAATCCTTGACGGTAATTATAGGTTTTGAATATAAACAAGATACTGTGAGGCGTAGGTTCAGAAGGGAAGCGTAAGTTGCTTGAGCTAGAGTTTAACTCGTCGCGAGCGCTATATACTTCTACTCTACCTGTTGGGACATTCGACATTTTATTTTATTCGCCTCTTTTCTTATAAATAGTTAGGTATTTCTATTTATATTAAAATCATGAGGTTATAAGTGGCATATAGCGGTAGGTTTAGACCTAAAAATCCTGCCAAATATAAAGGTGATCCTACAAGAATTATTTATCGTTCTATGTGGGAGTTCAAATTCTTTAGATACATTGATGAACATCCTGATATTATTTGGTGGGCAAGTGAGGAATATGCGATCCCGTATATGTCTCCTTTAGATAACAAGCGACACAGATACTTTCCTGACGTAGTTGTTCATAGAAAAAATGCAGATGGAACTACAAAAACATTAATGATTGAGATTAAACCAAAGGCGCAGACAAAACCACCCGATATGAAAAAGAAAAACGATACAAGAACCGGAAGAGTTTCAAGAAGGTATCTCAATGAGGTAAAAGCTTGGGGAATAAACGAAGCAAAATGGAAAGCAGCTCGAGTATGGTGTGCGCAACGCGGTTGGGAATTCCACATATATACAGAAGATCAACTAGGAATTAAATAAATGTTTGGATTTAAAACGTACATATCAGAGGGTATAAAGCTTAAGCTTATCCGAGGTAAAGACCAAGATACTCTTAAGATGTGGGATACCAAAGAAAAGTCTTGGGTTGAACTGAGAGGTAAGCCAAACTTCGAAACTAAGTATGACGCAAAAGATCCATTACACAAAGCCATTAATGCTCTCGGGAAATCTGCTAACATATCAGATTTTGTAAACGGCGATGAAGTAAGCATCAATCCGCACCACCCGGACGGTAAAAAAGCTCTACAAAAAATTAAAAAGCTGATGGAAAACTAAATGGCCGCGAAGGTATTCGATGATATTCTACTTAAAGGTATTCGAGCTGGTCAAATGCCTGCTAGGACTGCTGAGGCTCGAGAGTGGTATCGCGAGCAAGCAAAAACCGTAGCAAAATCTCGCGCTCAAGGTGATAAGCTTATTCGTGAGATGGGTAGAGATAGATACGAAAATAGATTTAGATTAGGACATATGTATATGTTTGCATACGATCCTAAGCATAAAGAGACTCTACCTTACTACGATAGGTTTCCTCTGATTTTTCCAATAAATAAAGCTAAGGGCGGATTCCTTGGAATCAATATGCATTATCTTCCGCCTGTCTTAAGAGCAAAACTTATGGATGCGTTATATGATACTGTGACCGGAGAGCAATACGACGAGAACACTCGTTTAAA